GGGTGGTTTCTATGGAATCAACCTTCACTATCTACCATATAAACTAAGAGCAAAGTTGATGGATTCTCTATACGAGATATCCAGTAATAGTAGATATGATGATACGACCAAATTGAATTTGTCATACAGATTATTGAACAGTGCGTCTAAATATAGATACTTTAAACCAACCTTTAAGAAGTATCTGAACAAGCATGTTCGTTCTAGGTTTGTAGAAATTAACCCATCCGAATGGGACATCGCTCTCTTCCTTCCAGTTGAAAGATTCGAGAAAGCGTCCAAGTCTCAGGTATGGGCAGACAGTAGGAATATGATCACATGACTTTCAGTGTTCAAAACATCGTTGCTTCTCTCAACAAAACTGGCGTTGCAAAATCGTCTCACTTTGAAGTTCAGATCACGGGTCTTGGTGACTCTGATCTTGAACGCGATATGATGTTTAGATGCGATACCGCAGAACTTCCCGGCCGAACTGTTACATCTGCTGAATATAAGATATATGGCCATGTAAGAAAAATACCATATGGTTCTCTCGTAGGAGATATCAATCTAGAATTTCTTCTCAGTGAAGATATGAGAGAGAAAGAGTACTTTGAAAAATGGATAAACACCATCTCTGGAACAAACAGTTTTGGTTCATCTAATGGTACTTACAATATCGAATATTATGATACCATAACAGGTGTTGTAAACATTCGTCAGTATGGTGAAGCAGGACAACTAAGTAGTGTACACACATTGCTAGAAGCATACCCTGTTGCAATCAATCCAGTAACAATGAACTGGCAGAGTGAAGACGTAGCAAAACTATCAGTGACTATGGCTTATAGAGATTACAAAGTTGTATTCAACCGTTCCGATCAGCCGGGCTTGGGTTCTTCTTTTGGATTCTCATTTGGGCCAGGCGGTTTTGCAGCAGCAGCTAGTCTTCCGGGTCTAGGAAATATTTCAGCACAAAGTGGACTTGGAACAGTGACCACACCTTTTGGAGCGATCAGACTTTAATAACATAATGGAGTAAATTATGGTTTTACCAGTAGTATCAACCCCGACTTTTACTACTGTTGTCCCATCGACGGGCGAACAGATTGAATACAGACCTTTTCTAGTGAAAGAAGAAAAAACTCTTCTGATTGCTCTAGAAAGTAAAGAACCAACTGATATCGCAAGAGCGGTATCGAACTTATTGTCAGACTGTATCATTAGTGATATTGATGTAAAGAAGTTAGCAACCTTTGATATTGAATACTTGTTCCTTGTGCTTAGAGGTAAGAGTGTTGGAGAAGTAATCACTGTATCTATTGGACATACTGATAGCGAGTGTACACACAAGACAGAAGTGCAAATCAATATTGATGACATCAAAGTTCAAGGTGAAGTGAAAGACAGTAAGATTATGCTCAATGATAATTTGGGTGTTATGCTTAAGTATCCGAATATCGATGCTGTATCAAGAGGAGATATGGATACTGCTGAAGAAGTCTTCAATTTTGTTGCAGATCATATTGATTATGTTTTTGATGCTGAGAATGTATATAACGACTTTAGTAAGCAAGAGATCAATGAATGGATTGGTACACTGAATCAAAACCAATTCCAGATGATTTCAAACTGGTATGCTGACATGCCTAGCTTGAAACACACTGTGACATTTACTTGTCCACAATGTGGTGAAGAGGAGACTATCGTTTTGGAGGGTTTGCAAAGTTTTTTTACTTAGGCTTGAGTCATGACTCGTTGGCCAATTACTATCAACTAAACTTTGCTATGATGCAACATCATAAATACTCATTGACTGAACTTGATAACATGATCCCTTTTGAAAGGGACATATATGTGAATTTGTTAAAGAACTATCTTGAAGAACAAGAAGAAAAACAAAAAGCACAGAAGAGGTAAGTCATATGGCTGAAGAAACAAAGACTATTGATGCTAAAGCCGTTGAGGGTATGGACACAAATGGTGATGGTCACATTTCACAAGAAGAAATGGAGATGAATTTGGAATTTAAAAGAAAGAAGATGGAAGATGAAGATGCACAAAGAGATGCAATCCGTAAGATGGCTTGGTTCTCTCTAATCGGCTTGCTTGTGTATCCTATTGGTATTGCTATTACATCACTTCTTGGATTAGATAAAGCTGCTACTCTGATTGCAGATATTGCTCCAACATATTTTGCATCTATTGCAGTGTTGGTATCAGCATTCTTTGGTGCAGACGCATTCAGAAAGAAATAGGATAAGACATGGCGCTACCACCAGCCTCTGAAGGTGACATCACGATTGCTAAGAATCAAGAGATTCAAACTGACGCAATCAACCACAACACCGCAGCGTTTGCAGCACTAGGCTCAAAACTGTCAGGAGGTTTTGATGGCTTGAAATCTGGTGTAGCCAGTTTAGGTAAAACCGCAAGCATAAATCTAGAATTCATGAAGGACAGCGCAGCAGCAGCAAGAAACCAAGCTGGGTTTGCACTAGAAGCATCTCGTGAACAAGCTAGAAAGATGGGATCGATGTTCTCCAGTATTGGAGACAAACTTGCTGGAATAGGTTCTGCATTTAAGAGTGGTGTACTTGATAAATTTAAGGCTGATGGTGGTGGTATCTTTGGTAAAATAACAAAAGTACTGAAAGGACTTCTACTTGGTGCTGGACTATTCGCTATATTCCAGTTAATCAAAGACTGGTCTGGTGGTGATCTAAGTAAGTTCAAAGAAGCGTTTGAAAAAATAAAAACACTCTTTGTAGAAAAAATCTTTCCTGTGTTACAGAAAATATACAACGACGTACTACTACCGCTCTTTGACTTCTTTATTAAAACGGCTCTACCGATATTCATAGACACCTTTGGTGGTATCTTAGATTCATTTATGAGAAACATTGATGGTGTTATTGAAGGATTTAGAGATATATTCGGTGGTGGTGAAGGCGGTATCCTTGGTGGTATCACAAAGATTGTTTTGGGTATTGGTACATTCTTGGCCGATTCACTTGATCTGATTCTTACTGGTATCCTAAGAATCTTTGGTGTGGATTTTGGTGAAGGTGGAACGCTCTTTGGTTCTATCGGAGACTTCTTTATGGGTATGTACACGTCTATCCGTGACTATTTATCCTCACTGACCTTTGGTAAGTTGTTTGAAGACTTGCTTGGGGTATTCGGTGCGCTTGGAAATTGGATTGGGGGTCTCCTTACAGCAGCAGATGAATTCTTAATGCAGTTTTCTCTGTACAGAACTGTTAGGGAAAAGATGTCAGAGATATTTGAAAAAGTTATGTCGTTATTCTCTTTCCCCTCAGAAGCAGATGCATTCCTAAGTCAATTTAGTGTATATAATTTCTTTAAGGAAACTTTGGGTGAGATATGGAATACCATATCAGGAATATTTGGTGGCGACTTCAGTAAAGAAAATCTTCTTGGTGGAGCGATGGCCCTTACCGATTTAGTGTTCTATGGTGTAAACCTTGCTATCAATTCAATTAAAGATATCTTTGGTTGGGGTAATCCAGAGGAACCGTTTAGACTTTCTCAGTTCATTGTAGACAGCTTCAATTCTGTTGTTGACTGGTTCAACAGTATATTCAATTTTGATCTTGGTAGTATCTTACCAGATATTCAACTACCAGACTTGGGTAAACTTATCAAAAGTTTTGTAGGCGGTATGTTACCTGATCCTGATTCATTTTTGGGTAAAGGTTTGTATGCATTACCAGGCACGGACTTCCTCAAGGAAGCAGCAATGGCTTCTATGCAGGGTCCAGAGGTAGCTGCTGGTGCTGGTGGATTAGCTGGTGTAGATATTGATAGAAGAAGTCAGTCAATAGATCAGATGGCTATGCGTGGCGCCGGTCAACCATCTGTGGATGCAAGCACCAACATTGTAGCAAATTCCTCATCATCTGTTAGACCAACTACAGTTGTTTCAACATCCCCACAGAGACGTATGTCACGATGGGAAACTGCTGGAGCATTCCCGTCAGGTCTTTAAAATATTTCACAAACTAAAAAAAAGAGGGGGCCGAAGCCCCCTCAGTTTCTTGCTATAGGCATCAGTCCTCTTCAGCAAGTTTTTCAAAAAAGGAGAGTGTATCATCTTCTTCCGAACTAGCACTCACCGCTTCTTGCTTTGGAGCAGGCGCAGCCTTTGGAGCGGGTGCATCTACAACAGTGCTTTCAGCAGTGGTATTCGGCTTTGGGGATGATCCATCCAGACCCAGAACACGATTCAGCTTTGCTTGTAGTTCAGCATAAGACTTGAAGTTCTTACGATCCAGAAAATCTTGAAGCGAATAAAGACCTTCGTAGACTTGTTCTAGTTGGCCATCATCACCATCAAGTAGTGCAGAAGGTGAGTCAAACTCAGACTTATCATAATTACGATAACCTTCTACGTTGCGAATCTTCAGTTTAAGATCAGCACCTTCCCAAAAGTCAAATGGGTTGATTGGTGATTCATCTTCAAACTCAGGATTCATAGCCTCGTTAAGTTTGTCGAAAATCTTCTTACCAAACTTATAGAGACGTACCTGTCCTTCATTGGACGGATTAGCAGGGTCTTTCACCACATAGATATTCGCAATGTAGGTGAGACGACGCTTCTGTTTACGAGCCTGATCTTTACCAGCATCAGTACCGTTATTCCACAGCATTGAATTGTATTCAGAAACAGGGTCCTTCTCATTGAAGGTAGTCAGAGAGTTTTCAATATACCAACCGCCTGGGCCTTGGAAACCATGATTGAATGTGCGTACCCACGGCAAGTCTTCACCGCGAGGCTCTGGTAGAAAACGAACTACCGCATAGCCATTACCAGCCTTATCGACTGTAGGAGTCCAGAAGCGATCATCAGATGATCCGCCTTCGTTAGGTGTGTTGATTTTTGTCGTCTCTGAAACGAGTTTGCTCAATGAGTTTGAGCGGGACTTTTTAAGTGCTGCAAAATCTGTAGCCATTTGTGTATACTCCGTATGTTGTGTATGTTGCGTATTTAAGTTTGTCCAATATAGCATAATGTAAGCGTTGTGTCAAGCATTATTATTTAGGTATGTATTCTACCCCATGCATATACCATTGAACATCATAATGCTTTTCACTTTGCGGGGCGACTCCTTGGTACTGTTGCGTCCAAGCAATCTCTACTTCGTACTCTTTCAGTTGTTCTTTCAGAACAGCGTTCTCCTCTCTAAGTTGCTTTAATTCACCGACATATGCTTCTACTTCATTATTCATTGAAAACCTCCAATGTTAAGTTCTTATATTTTGCTTTGTCGATATTGGTATAACTATACAGGAACCTTGGATATTTGTCAAGCAATTTCAGAAAGTCATTTAGCATCATGTCGTCTTGCTTGCTCCACAGTTTACTGTAGCCAACCAAATCATTGAGAATCACACAAGTGTTAATGTGTACCTTGTTTCTCAGATACATTCTAAAGAGTAGTGGATGTCCTTTCTCTGATGTGAATAGTTTATCAAAATCAGACTCAAAGTCGTAGATTGTCTCCAAGTCTTCCTTGTAGCTGTATGTAAGAGATTCAAGATTCTTTACATACTTCTTATATATAATCTCTCCCTTACCCCCCATCATATTACCGATCCACATATTCTCTGAATCAGCAATGATGTTAGAAATTAGATACTTTACAAAATCATCTCTATCAAATCGCTTTGCTACTTTCTCAAAGGTGTATCTGTCCTTACGAGACATGTAAGAACTTTCATTGACTTTCATCTTACCATTGTAACGAAAGTAGTCGTAGTTCTTTTGACGGAAATGATTTGTAACTGCTAGGTATGTCTGATATGCTTCAAACCCATTCATTAAAAAGCCCAGCAGACAAATGAATACCGTGTACCTTCTGTAGCTTCAGTGACATGATGTGGATATAAAAACAAACTAGGCCACACAACAATATCACCCTGTTCTAGATTAAGCGAATAGTCATCCCAAAATGTTAGTTTTGCTCCTTCGTAATCATCATTAAGCTGGCCAATTACACTTAGTGTAGGAATACCTTTTTTTTCGCCGTCAAACAGTGTATGGATATGATCTATATGGGGACGCATAATTTGACCCGGTCCATAGCGATTAAAGCGCAATCCAGCCATACCCATCAAAAAGTTAGTATTCATATGACCTCGAGTTGAAGATTGAAAGGATTCACGTTCTACATAATTTGTAATCACATCTTGTATGATTGGATAAAGCATTTGCTCATCATTTTGAGAGGGAGCAAGAACATCAAGTTCTTTTGTTTCATAAGAAGTCCGTTCTCCTTTATTATTAGACCATTGATGACGCCTCCATATCTCCTCTCTAAGAATATTAAGTAAAGATGAGCATGTTTCACGAGGAATTGCTCCACGTTCAATGTGTATCATATCTTTGAGTTGTGTGCTTGGTGCAATCATAGTGGGAGTTTTGCTCCTCTAGGTAAGAAGTTCAAGTCTTGTGCTTCGGCTTCGATCTTGGTCTTCAGAACGCTACCGATAAGTTTAGCAGCGACTTCGATCTCCACGTTTTCTTGTTCACAATACCAGACAACCGCATCCATATAAGAGATGCGCTTCTGGGATGATATCGATTCAATCATCTGTGAGAATTTTGCTGTAGTCATTACTTCAAGTGCCATTACCAAATACCTTGTTATGTGTATTGTTTACTTTAACAAAAGTTGCACACTTTGTCAAGTCTTTAATTCGTCTTGCTCCTGCGTATGTGCATGTCGAGCGGAGTCCGCCAAGAATATCTTGGATAGTAGAATTAACACTTCCTTTGTAGGGAACAAGGACTTCCTTTCCCTCTGCGGCTCTATAGTCTTTGAGTCCACCAAAGTGTTTTTCATTTGCAGCCTCCGATGACATTCCGTAGAATTGAACAAACTTCTTTTCTTCTATGACTTCCTCATAGTAGGTCTTGGATTCAATATCTCCACTATAACCATCATCAACTATTTTTGTCATTTCGTTAGTCTTGTAATATTTGGTAATTACCTCACCACCACCTTCATCGTGGCCAGCAAGCATACCACCAAGCATTACAAAGTCCGCACCACCAGCGAACGCCTTAGATACATCACCAGCAGTTGTACATCCACCGTCAGCGATAATATGACCACCAAGACCATGAGCGGCATCTGCACACTCAATGACAGCAGAAAGCTGGGGATAGCCAACGCCAGTTTTAATACGAGTAGTGCAAACACTACCTGGTCCAATTCCAATTTTAACAATGTCTGCTCCATTCAAAATAAGTTCTTGTGTCTGATCAGCAGTGACAACATTACCAGCAATAATCCGCAACTCTGGATGAGTTGATCTTAGCATATGAATAAAATTGCTGAATCTTTCAGTGTAACCATTAGCAACGTCTACATTAAGAAATGATACACCACCACTAGTCAGTTCATATACATTACGAAACTTCTCATAATCTTCATTGGTGCAACCAATGGACATAGCGACATAACCTTGTCTTTGTCCAACTGCAAGTTCTTCTGGTAGTTGATCACTATCAATGTCTCTATCAAAATATTCTACAAGTTCATTTACAGAATAAGTCTTTTTTAGACAAGTCATAATCAACTGACTTGCTAAAGTATCACCCATTTCAAATGTACCAACTCCATCCATGTTAGCTGCGATGATTGGAATACCACGATAACCTACAGGCTTTTCTGAATATGGACCTGAAGGATAACCATATGGAAGACTATCTGTATCGGTATGTTGTAGTTTATAGTTCCTAAAATAGATGACTCTTCCCAAATCTACTTCTTTACGAGATGTAAGAGTAGATCGTTTAGGACGTATTAGCACATCACTGTAGTCAAGTTTAGTATCATTCTCAATTTGCATTTTCCCACCTATAGAAAATATGATCTTCAATTTTTGCTGTACGGGTCTTCGTCTTAGCCCACGCAGGTCTTACATAATACGCATGATAATGTGTTGCACCATCTGTGATGTCTATGAAGTAATGATGCTTCACAATGAAAGCGGCAGCCAGAAACCGTATCTGCTTATAAAGGTCTTCATCTGGTGTTGGTATCTCATCAGACTTTCCATCACAATACCAACTGAATTGACAGCGATTACGAACAGGATAGTGCTTTGTCTTATCCTTCCATGAAGGACGGGTTGGGCCCTGTTCTACTACTTCACATATTGTGTTAGGAAACCTTTCATCGAATACGCGATTGATAACAACAAAAGCGACAGCGATATGAGCAGCACGAGATTGATTCCTCGCTTCCCAATAAATATTATCTGCTAGACACTTTGCTTCTTCTGCGCTATCAGAAAGTTTCGATTGTGCGTTTGCTGGAATTGAAGCTACTACAGCAACTGCGGCGAGAATCATGTATGTCAGAATCGTTTTCATGCTCATAATATACACAATCCTGTCGTCTTTGTCAATACACTTTTATCGATTTTCCTATAATATTTTCAGGCAAAGTTTTAGGAACACAGTAAGCTGTTGCTCTGTCTTTAGGGTCCAACCAATCAAGTGATTGATAGTTACCATATCTCTTTGTCATCTCACTAGCAAAATAGTTACACTCTGAGATTGAATAGAAATGCATGTCATTTGATACCAGAGTTCTAAACTCACCAGTACCTAAGTACAGTTGTAGCAGAAACACATGAACAAGTTCCATCAGTTCACCGCTGAATATGCAAGCATGAATATTAGAACACTACCACCAATCAATGCTCCAACGACAAGGATGATACCAACTATCTCCATAAACTTGCGTCGTCTCTTTGCTTGCTTGTAAATAGTTTCTTTGCGAGTTTTCCGAATTTGTCCTTCCATGCGGACCAATTCTTCCCAAGCACTCATACCCATTGTGTACTGGATGTAAGTTTTGAGTTCTGCTCTTTGCTGTTCGGCTTTTCTTTTTGCAGCAAATGTCGCCATGGCTTCCGCCTCGACTGTTTGGCCACCAAATAGCTTCTTAAAAATTGGGGGATTTTGGGCGTCTTTTTCGGCCTCTGTTAAATCAGAGATTGCTCCCATCCAGCGCGAAAGATCGCCTACCATAGATTCCAAATCTCTACCGATTTCAAAACCTTTTTTTATGGCGGCAAATGCACTAGACGCGGTGGCCGCGGCTGTGATCGGGTCCATATCTTACCTCGTAATAATATTATCAGTGAATAACAAAATCACAAAGTTTTAATTATGTATGTCCCTATTTATCAAATTAGTTTGCTAGAGGGTTATCTAATGCACGTTGAAGTTTTTCTGATATAGCGTCTTCTAGTTCTCTCATCTCTCGCTCAAGATCATTCTCTAGGCGAGTGACAATACGATCAACCTTATTGTTGAGTTCGTCCATTCTTTCTGTATTGGATTCAGACAGACGATTTGCTTTCTCATCATAGTCGTTTTGTAGCGCATCTCTCTTATTCTCAAAACGCTCTTCTGCGTTCTGTACAATCTCTCTTACGTCCGTCTCTGTTTCGCGTAACTTATCGTCCATTCTATCTACAGTCTTTTCGATGCTCAGAATGTCGTCACGCAGTCCAGACTTGATATCTCTTGTGTAGTCTATAGCTTCATCTAGCTTGGTTTCGATGATATCCATGCGTTGCTCAAATGCACCAACGTCAAGTCCAGCAACCTCTTCTATTTTCTGATACATTAGGAAACCGGCGTACAAAGCCCCGCAGATCGATCCTAGAAGCGCAAGGAGAGCGGTTATGCTTACAAATGACACTCTCATACCTAGAACACGGAATTGTTTATTCTTAAGGTTCTCTACACCTTCTTCCATGTTCTCAAGTTCTTGTCCTAAGTCTTTGGCCATCTCATCCCTCGTTTTGCAATTCCTGTAGTCTCTTCAGTTCTTGTTCCAACCTCAAGATTTCCAATCTCTTTCTCTTTAGTTCAAGCTGATATAGAGTGTTACAGTTAATTCTTTCTTTTGGTCCATCTAAGGGAATAGTAATCCTTGCATAGACACCAACATCCTTTGTCGTATTTCCTGTGCTTCTGTCTAGTGGACTTTCATAGTTATCGATGATACCTGTAACACCAAACTCTAGTTGTGTTGCTCCACCGATAGCATTCTTACAATCCATCTCTCCAGAGCGAAACGAATCCTGAGAGAAGCTACCTTGTGCATTGGGTAACTGTAAATTCAATGAACTGTTTTCTGCAAATGCTGTAGTCGAAAACAATAATGATATAATCAGTAGTCGTTTCATTTTAACCTTGAACATATTGTTGATGATATAGATGTTTTTGATCTACCATCATCTCTCAGTTTAGACTTAGAACAGATGTACTCAGCCTTGATCCTATCTTGTTCTCTGATGTAGATTTCAAATCTCACACGACTTAGATACTCTACTCTGTACACATTATAAGATGACACAAAAGGAACAGGATTCCAGTTCTCATCAAATACTGCAATCTCATAATATTCTACATCAGCCCGCTTGTTGAACATTTCCATTTCAGTGACAAGCAAGTTGTCTAGAAATGAATACCTCCACTTAGGGTAAGTTGGCGTCATCTCGTGTGCATGTACTGCGCTTGAAATGAACGCCAACAATAGTGTAATAATATATAGCTTTTTCATCTCTTATTGTGCAACACAAATTGCTTCTACTGATGCTGTATATTGACCGCCAGGAAATGCTTTGTTACCACCATTTACTGCTACTGATGTAGACTGGAACCAAGTTGAACCTGTAGCAGTCAGATCGTATTGTGTTGTCTGGCCAAAAGTGGTTTTATTTGTTTCATAAGAACCCATACCAGTTGCATCACTCACAGCACTCACTGCTGTTGATCCTGTCCATGTCACTGTCTCTGATAGAGAGGGACTTGTATCGAATGATGTAGGTGTTGTAATCTGAGCGTAATACGCATCAGCAAGCGTTACATCAAAACGAACAATAGGCTTGACACCACCATCTGTTGGACTTGTTGTTAGTGTGTATGAGTTTGGGTTTCCGAATACGCCCGGTGTATCTACGGTAATCACACAGCGAGACTGAACATTACCTGTAATTGGTACGTCTGTAGCATGAGCCGCGAAAGCAAAAAATATCATAAACAAAAAGGTATGTTTGAACATATTGTTCTCCTAGTTGTTATACTGCATGTCTACCATTTGTTCATGCAGTAATTGTTGTGCTAATCCGTTTCTTAATCCTTTTTTATTGTCTTCTAGTATCTTATCCTTCAAGACAATATTTTCTTTATATTCCCCGCCGGGAATGCTTCTCTGATATTGATTAGAGTTTACAGCCTTATCTATAGCCGCATTCATGGATTGGATTCTCAAGTTCTCAGCAACCAATGAAGCGGCTTCACTAGCAGACAAAAGTTTTTCCAATCTATACTTCCTCTTTAATTCTTCTTCCTTCTCTTCTTCCTCTTCGTCTTTATCTTCTAAGACTTCTTCGTTCTCATCAATCAATGATCTTTCATCATCGCTGAGATTTACATATTCATCTTCTGTAGCATCATATATATCATCAGGATTAATTTGTGGTATCTCTGGTAGTATTACTTTGTAGCCTGGACAGTTGGGATCAATCTGTGGATTATAGCAGGGATCAACCTTATAGCTATAAACAACACTTGCATCTTCTACTGTACCATTACCTTCAACTTCTATCGATCCCTGACCCCAAGCTGATCTTGGTATGTTAGGGATAACAGGAACAACCTTCCTTATCTCTGTTCCACTGAGAGAGCCAGGCTTCCATGAATCTGTCTCACGGAAAATAAATCCCGTACCGTTTGCATTCTCATTCTGTACATGAACATCCACAGAGTCTTCAGTCTGTTTTCGGATAGTGTAATCATATATCACAGCATTGATATCAAGACCTGGCGGTATGGGTAAAACATTCTCCATACTCCATGAATGTCCAGACGCAGCAGCATTCCCTGTAGTTCCGTAGTATGGAACAATACTATCAGAGTAAGAGTAAGAGTAGGGATAGACCACCAAGACCAAAAGTAGCAGCTTCTTTAGCATCTAATTTGTCGTCCTTTCCATTGAGTTCATTCTTATTATCAAACTCATGAGATTCCCAACCAATTTTAGCTGCTTCACCAATCTGCCCTTCGTATGGACATGGAGTTCCGGCCATCATCATAGCATCAAACACAGACTTGTCTTGACACATTACAGATACCGCTGCAACTTTCATACCCATATCATAAAGCACTTTCGCTTTTTTCAGTCTCACACAATTCTCTTCTGTAAATGTTGTTCCAGCAGAGATACCCAAAATCTGTGTCTGTACCGCACCAGCGACACCGACAGTACATAGATCATTATTATTACCAGCACTAAACTGTGGGGAAATAGCGGAAGGTGGTGGTGACTTCACCGTAGTTTCCATGTTTCCATTAGTTGTTACTGTACTATTTGTTGTTGATTCTGTCACTATAGTTTCAGCAGATGCGCTTATGCTTACCAGACTGATGATCATCGCAATTACTAATTGTTTAAACATTTTAAATCTCGCTTTTGAGGTTAAAGTTCACACCAATATATATCATCACAGAATCTTCATCTACAGGTATTTATATCGAGTCAAAAAAATGACGCAGATAATAAAATGACTAGAGGCATCGTCATTATTACGACACCCCTAGTCTTGCATTTATAGAGCAGAGCCAGCTTATATAATTACTGGATGCGTAACTTTAGTCATTGGTTAGACGATCTCTTTTTGCTTAATTGCGAGACGGATCGTATCGCCTCAAACGGCCAGAAGTAAAACTTGAACAACATTATTCATGTTCCCCGCCGGGATCATTTGGATCAAGAGTTACCTTCTTTCCGTTAACCCACATATATTGTCTACTGCGACTTACACTGTGATAGCCAGGGCGCAGATTAAAAAGTTCTGGTTTACGTTTTGCTATTTCAAATGTAGCGACGGTAGCCGCAATAGCAGCAATCAAAAAGACGTGTGCGATTGCTGTAATTCCAAATACCCACATAGAACCAAAGTACATAGAAAACGCAATGCACCACATCCATGCAAGGATTTGCAATACCATGTGTCTTGTGTTAAAGTCTGGAATATGACGTAGTGGATTTATATCAGCATCCATCACACCATTCCAACTATTGTATACAAATTCTCTCATATCTTTTACCTTCTCAAATGTAACTTGTTCTGGATAATGAGCATCAGCAGTGTCTCTAAAGTCTATAGCATCAAATCGATCATAAAACTTTTTGACAACTCTATAATCTTTAAAGTGTGCTGTTACCTTATACACCGAATCTTACCAGCAGTGCTACAAACACACTGTAAACAGCACTACCAAAAATGATCATCAATACAGTAAATCCAAAAACTGTAGGATCATCCCAACCAGTGTCATCTTTCATTCCAAGTCGTCGTGCAATCTTATCAATCATTTCACTCTCCAAAGTAAGTTGCCGGATTCTGTTTCGAGGCTCCGGCGGGCCCAGAGATTACGCCGCTAGACGCATCTCAGGTGCAAAGTTATCGTTTGCATTTACAAGTGTGTTGCGATTATGGTCGCTTCCGCACCAGTTCTCCACTTTCCTACTAACTGTCAGTCGATCCTATTTCGCCCCCATCATAAACACAGGATTGAGAAATGTTCCTGTACAGATGACTTTTCGCAAATCGAACATTCCTCTAAGCGAAAACCCTGTGTTTATGGTGGAGGCGGCGGGTATCGCACCCGCGTCCTGTCCAGCGTCCGAATTGCTTCAACGAACATCTTTATTTATACAAGAAAGTGTTGTTTTTGTCAAGGGCTAAATTACCCAAAACTTAATATTGTATCTATCCCATTCACATTTATGTGTGGTATAGGTTTGCTTAACAACCTTTGAAACTCTCTCTATATGATCACGAGGATTGTCAAAGGGGCCATAAACTAATATTTTGCAGTTACCATCTTTTATGAGGGTACTCCTTGGGATCATAAACTTGATGCTCCTAGTAGTCCCATAATAAGTTCATCATGATCGATATTTGAATCAAAACCACTACCAAGAGAAATGATACATGATAGAGGACCAGCCCCATCATCAGTAACATTAATTTCAACTAGCATCCAGCGACCCTGATCGTCCATAAAGAATACAACAGGGACAGCCATGTTGTTAAGTCCGATGTCTTTTGAATTTGCAACACCAGTAAACATAGGTATCATATTATAATTGATCACATACCTATTGTAGATTTCTTTAATATCTCCACACTGAACTGGCTTTTCTTTCCATGATGGTTCAGCCTGTGCAAATGCTGTGATAGGAAGACTACATAGCGCGACCACTAAAAAAGTCTTTAGTAGATTTTTGTACATTATACTGTTCCTTATACATAGCAATCGTATTCATACATTCGTGAATATGATTGTCTCTTTTCTCTATGAACACCTGAGGCTCTTCGTCATCGACTGCAATGAGAATTACTATTTGATCGATAGGAGTTCCTGTACGCTCTTCGTACATAACACAATAAGCAGATGCTTGTTGGAAGTAATTAGAAATCCATTCTTTCTTTTTAAGTTTGCGAGATGTTTTAAAATCAATCACCGACAAACGGCCATCAAACTCTGCTATACAGTCTACTCTCCCCGCAACACCAAGATAGTCCGAATACAACGTAGCTTCTTGAGTGTGTACATTATTTATACGTTGATCTAAAATAGGCTTCAAAGTTGCAAACATCTGCTTGTCAACTGGCATGGTCTTATGATTAATGTATGGCTTGTTGTTTAGATAATCTTCACACATCTGGTGGACATTCGTACCTCTACGAGCAGCCTGTGTTGATATCTTATTTGCTTGTTCCTCACCAACTCTCTTTCTCCATTCCATGATTGCTTTCTTGGATAGGATTGAAAGAACAGTAGTGATGGATGGATACTTCTCTCCGGTGGGCGTCACATAATAACGCCCACCGTTGATATTCTCAGTATTGATTTCTGGAATCTTCACATTCACATGATTAAACATTTTTACCTTCTAATGCATACCTAGTTCTAGCTTGTTTATTATATATTCTTTTACTAGGTCGCTCCTTACAATATCTTCTTTCTGAAATTCTACAAAATCGAAAGACTTCATACTCTTGATGATCTTCATGAAGTTCAAGATTCCTTGACGCTCATCGTCCCATTTAAAATCAGATTGTCTAAAGTCACCACAGAAGATGACACGACAGTTATCACCCAAGCGAGTGATGATTGAATCCAATTCATGGTATGTCATATTTTGACATTCATCTACTATAACAATACTGTCGTTAAATGTCAAGCCTCTAACAAATGATGTAGTAGTAAACTGCACTTGGTTCCTAGACTTCAGAACTTCATATGCATCACCTCGGCCAAACAACTCTCCAAAGATGTTATAGTATGGTGCTTCGTAAACTCTTGACTTTTCTTTCTGTGAGCCGGGAAGAAATCCCATGTCTCTTGTGGGTACAACGCTACGAACTATCTGTAGCGTATCCTTGTCATCATATCTTTCTAGGATGTCTCTAATCGCTAGGTATGATGAAATAAATGTTTTGCCTGTTCCTGCAACTCCGTGACACATTAGGTTCTTACCACTCAGGTATGAGTCGAACACTTGTGTCTGCGTGTCTGTAATCGGTTCGATATCTTGCAATCGTAAACCGTTTTGCTGCTTTCTTTTTTCTAGTCGTCTTCTCTGTCTTTTAGATAGTGGGATGATAGTATCATCGTAATATTCATTAAATGAGAGACTGTCAGGCATGTGTACTCCTTTAGAGGTCCATGTTGTACTTCCCCTTCTTCACACCATGCTTTTCAAGGACAGCCGAAACCTTGGCCTCTTTTGAGGTCCGGCCACCATGTCTGTCTGCTAGAGTAGAATTGGGATGAGCCTCAGCGATGCGGGACATATTCTCTTTCCATCCTTCATCGTTTTTAGGCATTCCAGCTATCATATTCATTCGGGAAAGTTGTTGTTGAATGTGAGGATTGTCAGCCAGAAACTTCACTCTTTCACTGTTGCTCATAGCTTCAGTGAATTGCTCACCCGTTTCATTATTCATAAAATCATAATTAGGCATAATATCTCCTGACTATACCGTTATTTAGTAAATCTAGAAGTGTCGTTAGTGCGACTTTTATTACTCTTAAAATAAGAATATCTCTTTTTCACTTTATCAATCCATTTTGTTGCATCTGTTGTGCTTTTAGTGTACTGATTTTCAAACTGCCAGCGAGTTAAGAAATTTCTTCTGTCGGAACCAAAATATGTCATTATCTCTAGAATGCGTGATAGTATCTTTCGTATTCCATCTACGTCAATTTGGTTAACATCTGCTTCTTGCAAATCCACACTCTGTTGTCCAAAAGGAATAAGCTGAAGTAAAGGATCACCTTTCTTAATAAAGGTTCTAGTATTTTTTCTAATAAGAAAATTTGGAACAAGACCATGACCCGAATCTGCTGGGTAAATTTCTGGACTTAGTTGTATTGTTGCTGGTAAGCAAACAACATTATGAGAGAGAGAAACGTGTGACCAGTATGCAGGAATTACCATCAGATTAACAGGTTCGTCTGATACTAATTGGATACCTGTATTCAATTTAAATGTTCTGCTTACATAAGGACTATCTTCATTTTCATGCAAAGATTCATATTGTTTTATAGTATGATATCCAAATATAGAATATGCTTCATTGAGGTCTACTCGTCCTTCAAGTAAAGTAGAAATCTTTACGCCCCAATCATAATCATCAGCCCATATCTCCATATCAAATGGAGCAGTAAGAATATATCCTGCTTGAAACTGTGTATGAACAGCAGGACACACCTTAACTGTAGGCATTTTTACTGTTAAGCGTTCATCAAAAGATTCTGTGTCTGATGTTTCTGGATCAACGAATGACTTCTGTTTCTTCCACCAGTCCGGTTTATATTGAGAGGCCGGAATAATATCTGCCATTTCAGCAAACACTGAAATACCATATGATCTCAATTTTAATTTATTCGACATGTTCATACCACCATTCTGGAATAGGCCGATTTGTCCAGTTGGCCATTGTGTTCTTATAGAATATGTAGTAATTGCGATAAGCAATGATTGCACTATCACCACGCTTGACATCTTCTGGCATTGCTTGTGTCGGTTCTGTGAACGGTACATCAGGAATGTTCTTGGGTGGTCGTGCTAGATAAGCATACCGTTCTGTACACTTATGTGTCTTCCCATAACGATGCGTATACTCAAGTAGTAGTTCTCTCCACAGCTTGAACAACCAATCATAATTCTGACTTGACAATCGCAGCCATTTGTTGGATGGATGATTCACATGAGACGCTTTCATCAAGTTCTCTTCCATCTTCTCAGAAGGATGCTTCCATCGTTTGATACGACGATTGTTCGCTGTACGATCATAATACTCATCCCCATCTAACACACGATGTGCAGTAGACATGAGTTGAGCATATTCGATAATCATCTTGACGACATGTTTGTCGTTGTGCATCTTCACACAGGTTTCTGGATCATTATGTAAATAGAAGATGTTCATCAATCTCTCTCAGATTGTTTCAAGGGGCTTACTGTTGATGAATCAATGTAAGAATCACTAGTCCAGTGTCGAGTGTATGTCTCTTCGACAAGCTGGCCGTCACGCATCGATAGTCGGGTATACGTCTCTCGTATTACATCCGTATGAGGTTTTTCTACACCATCACGAAATGGTCCATCAGAAATATTAGTCATGTTACCACCCCTCTTGCATATCCTTGTACTCGTGCTTTACGCAATCAGCAAAGAAAATTCCCTGATGCTCGTGAGCATTCTGGTAGAGTTCTACTTCAGTACAAGTCATTTCACCATTCTCAGTCATATACTCCAGAACAAATTCTTGTGCTTCGATCAGCACATCGCTTACCTTACCCATTTCTTACTCCTTCTGCCGAATCGCAAATCATTTTACTTCTAGTTATAGCACTATTCTTCTAGTTCGTCAAGGGCTTTTTTCATTTCTTCTGAAAGAAAAAGGCCGTGCTTTGCAAAATGTTTTATGGTGCCGTCGATACCCTCGACAACACCATTGTTAAATCCAGCTTTATAGGAAGTGTATGCACACAATCCTATCACAAAAAGAAAGCCTGCTTCTATCATAGAGTGAGTTCCAATCCGTATTGTAGTTTCCGATAGCTATCAACAAACTGCTGAAAGTGTTTTTGGATTTTAGTCTGACTCTTTTCATAAGGACTTATGCTAAGAGTCTTGATACGATCATACATGATCTCTGTTCTACCATCATCATAGTCACGCATCTCTGCAAGTTCAAAGACTTCGTAATCATGCTTCTCAAATCCATCAGAGTCATCATGAATAGTCAAACCAAGAAGATAACCCTGATACTCAGAAACAGGATTCATATCACGACCTTTTTTATACAACATCTGTCAACCTTTCAATTTTGATTTCTTTCGCAGATTCTTTCTGCAACTCAGACACGAGAGTGAAAGCCTCTTTCCAAGAAACACACCGAATGAACTTAGGAACCCAAAGACCTTCTAGAACACCATCAGTCTTCAATTCATCCCAAGAAACTTTTGCTACATATCCCATCAGGGCCTCCTTTGCGAATCACTTACTATTGCATCATAGCACAATTACAGAAAATGTCAAGGGCTAATATTTTTTTGATTCACCATTACCTTTTGGCATCTCATTAAGAAAACATTGAATGTGTGTTCTACATCCAAGCCAATTATCACCATCTGTATGTGTCGTATGCTTAATACTTCTTGGATTACCCTTGAAGTATAACAATCTATTTTTTATTGATTCAATCTTATTACCATCAGGTAGCTTTACATATCCATTGTTGGTATCTAAAAATAAAATTAGATTATCGACACTGCCTTTTGAGTGAGAGAATGTATCATACTCTTCAATCTCTGAAGTTTTAGGATACCAAAGTTGCTTGATATCTGATAGTGCATCCATTCGTAAACCAGTTGGATTGTTCACAAATATTTGAAGAAATAAATTAAATACCTCTGAAGCTGGTTTCATTTCAGTAAAAATCATATGAAAAAAATAATTATCATTAGAAACATCCACTCTAAGCGTATTAGGTGCATAGAACATGGGTACTTTACCTACGGCAACATCATACCATTGTTCAAGATACATATTTTCTAGAAAATTATCAATAACAAGATGCTCTCCATCTTTTAACATAGCAGTCATTTATGCTGCCTCCTTTATTTCTGTGCGTTCATCGCCCTCAATCTTAAGGACACATTTACCTGTGTTCAGATTGTCCACCCAACCGTAAAACTTACCAGCCAAGTGAGCATACTCATCAAGGTCATGCTTGACACACTGGCCGACAATGTTACCACGCTTCATGTACCAGTGAGAATTCTTACCACGACGGATAACAGGATCAAGATAGAGAGTATCCCAACCATCAGGATCATACTCGCGCTGCTGCTTGACGTAATCCGTTTCATGTTCAGATGAATCAACCATTTCGATTGACTCGACTTTCTCAATGTAGGTATCTGAATCCTTACAGATCAAATCCATGACCTCACGAACCGATACCAAATCAGCAGCTTCGACAATGTAGTTAGAGCCAGGCTTGTTCTTCCAACGGAACGTCGTGCCATCCCAATGGTCACTGTGAGATGCGTAGTTTTCCATAGTGTAAGTCTTCACAACAAAAGCAGTCATTATACAGTCTCCATCTCATTGATCATTTCATTGACAATCTGATTAGCACCGTCCCAAGTCTCAAAGCCATACTCATCAGCAAAATCCATGCTGCTCTGGCAGAACACAGGATCGTTCATCCAATCGATATTGTGTGTGTCGAGAATATACTTGAGTGTCTTACCGTTCTTAGCAAGACCGACAAGATTTGCTACACCTTTGTAGACAGCAACAGCACCGTTCTGGGCGTCAAGGAAGATTGTCTCTTTTGTCATGTCTCTCTCCGAATCACTATCAACTTACATATACTTTATAGCAATTCTGGAAAGGTATG